TTTGAAATAGAAGATGAGATTCATCAAGTGTGTCCAGTAGCATGGTGGCATGTATGGGATAACACCCCTTATCCTGAATTCAATGATCCACTATATGAATCTACAGATTTAATAAATTGTCACAGTCACCATACGTACACACAGCTCAAAGATAGACACCCGTCTAAGACTAATTTTATTCCTCATGCTGTTCCAAAAAACATTTTTAAAAAAATTAATAAAGAAGATATACAAAAGCACAAGATATCTCTACTCGGTGAAGAAAGAAAGGACTGGTTTGTTGGAATATGGGTAAACAGAAATGCAAAAAGAAAGAGATCTTCTGATACTATTGTTGCATGGAAACAATTTCTTGACAATCTTGAAAAAGAGCATGGTCACAGAAATGCCCTGTTGATTATGCACTGTGACCCTCATGATCCCGAAGGATCAAATCTTATACAGGTCTCTGAAGCAATGGACGTACAAGAAAATGTTTTCTTTTCAACGCAACGTCTAGACTTTGAAAACATGAATGTTCTTTACAATATTTCAGATTTTTGTATAAACATAAGCTATGCAGAGGGATTTGGACTTTCAACACTTGAATCTATGCAGTGTGGAACTCCTATTATTGCTGTTAAGACTGGAGGATTGACAAGACAAGTTATTGATCACAGGGATGGAACAGAAAATGGAGTCTCACTCCCAGTAGAGTTACAAACTCTTGTTGGTTCACAGACCGTTCCATATATTTATGAAGATTACGTAAGTCATGAAACTATTGCTAATGGAATTATGAAGTTTTATAACATGTCTGATGAAGAAAAAGAATCACTGTGTAAAAAAGTTCTAGAGTATGTAGATTCTGAATTTAATTTAAAAGATGTCGTAGATAAATGGGATGAAACTCTTACTGAGTTAATAGGAAACTGGAAGGAAAATTATAAAAGATATGAAGTTTTTTCAATGTAGGTGTAGATAATGAATGTACTAATTAGGGCACCACTTTTATCTATAAGTGGGTATGGAGTTCACTCAAGACAGATATTTTCTTTTTTAGATGAAACAAGTGTTGCAGATATTAAAAAAGAAACACAGGTAGTTAATTGGGGTCACACTACGTGGCTTATAAATCCTGATTTAGAGAATGGAATTGTTGGAAAAATAATGGAATCAACAAGTAGGTCAGAAGCAATTAACGATATTTCATTTCAAGTTCAACTACCAGACGAGTGGGATCCGAACTTAGCAAGAAAAAATGTGGGTGTTTCTGCTGTCGTGGAAACAGACAGGTGCAATCCTGAATGGATAAATGCGTGCAATAGAATGGATGCTATCATAGTTCCATCTGAGCATGCAAAATTGTGCTTACATCGATCTGGAGACGTGAAAACAAAAATTTATGTTATTCCAGAGTGGTATCACGTAGAGATAGAGAAGCCGTTAACGTCTGAAAATCATTTTGAAAATATGGAGTTTGAATCAAAATTTAATTTTCTTGCAATATCTCAGATAAATGGTCACAACTCAGAGACAGATCGAAAAAATATTTTTAATACAATAAAGTGGTTTTGTGAAGCGTTTAAAGATAACAAAGATGTTGGCCTTGTTTTAAAGACAAATAGTGGCAGGGGAACCAGGATTGATAGAAAAATTACAAAAAATATACTATCTCAAGTTTTGAAAGAAGTTCGCCCGGGACAGTTTCCTAGAGTTCATTTTATACATGGGAATCTTACAAATGATGAAGTATGTGGACTATATAGAAACAAATCTATAAAATGTCTCATAAATTTAACTAGAGGCGAAGGATTTGGATTACCAATATTAGAAGCTGCTGCATCAGATTTACCGGTCATGGTTACTAATTGGTCAGCACATATGGAGTTTTTGTCTTTAGGAAAATCTATTAATATTGACTATGATCTCGTCAATATATCCGATGACAAAGTAGACAACCGAATATTTGTAAGCGGTGCAAAGTGGGCAAATCCTTCAGAAAGTGACTTCAAAAAGAAGATTCATAAATTTTATAATAAGCCTCAAATTCCAAAAGTTTGGGCATGTGATCTTGGTGAAAAAATAAGATGTGAATTTAACAAGTCATCAATTATTAAGAAATATGAAGAGGTACTACTAGAGATAATGGAATAATGATTGAGTTTTCAAGTTTTATAATTTTAATACTAACCAATATTATAACTGCTGTCATTCTTTTATTTTCTATACGATATAATTTAAAATTTGGAGTAATGATATTGAGGGTGCAAGATTCAATTGAAGAGTCTTTAGATCTACTAGATCAAAGATATTCAGCAATGTCTAAGATAGCAGATACACCAGTTTTTTTTGATTCTGTAGAAGTTAGACAGGTGATATCGGAAATTGAAGCTAGTAGAGATTCAATACTTTCAGTTGCAAATAGCTTAATTTCTTCTGCAGAAAGTGATAAAACTATAGATACTTCAGGTTTGGATATTCAAAAATGAAAAAAAAAATAGTTAAAAAGACTATCAGAAGAAGAAAAAAGGGATCTTCTAAAAACTATTTTACTAAAGAGACCCATGATAATATTAGAATTTATCAAAATACAGAATCTGATGAAATTAAGCATAAAATATACGTAGAAAAGATATGCCCTGCTTTTAATAAGCTGGCTGAGAATTTAATATTCATTCACGGATTTGCAAAAACACCAGACACGTTTCAGGTTTTAAAAAATGATTGTGTAACTTTTTTATATGAAACAATTAGGAAGTTTGATCCAGATAGAGGGACAAAGGCTTTTTCATATTTTAATGTGGTAGCTAAGAATTGGCTAATTATTCAAAGTAAAAAGAGAACAAAAATAAGAAATAGAACAATAAGCATTCAGGATGCAGAAGAGAGATCACTAACTGATCCTGTGTATCTTGAAGCATTTAAAATAGATGCACCTCAAGATAAAAATATGATGAGGCGTGAATCGTTTGCTGCTTTAAAGGAAATGCTTCAAGAGATAAAGACACGTCTTCGAACAGAAAAAGAGATTGCGTGTATAGATGCCATAATAGCTTTATTTGACAAGGTTGATGATCTTGATCTTCTTAATAAGCGAGCAATATTCGTATACTTAAGAGACATATCAAGCTTATCTCCAAAACAGCTTTCAGTTGCAATGTCTTCTATTAGAAAACACTATAGGGATATAAGTAAGAAAGATGAGTATGAATTTTTCTTTGGAGAATAATATGTCAGAAAATATAGATACGTTTACAAGTAGGGTAAGAGAGAAGGAAGAGAAAATAGAAAAATTTTCCGAACTACTAGATTCTCTTTCGAATACTGAAGACAGGAAAAAGTTGTTATGGAGAGATGTTTATGAAAATGCTTTAACTGATCGGGAGAATGCGGGTATTTTACTTACTGATCTCCTTATGGAAACACGCGGCAGTCTTGCAAATCATGGTCAGTATGGAACTATTTTATCAAAATATCTTGAGAGAATGTCAAAGTCAAATGATCAAATACTAAAACTTGCTGAGACTATTTCTAGAGAGGAAGAAAAGCCCGTTGATATTAATGATATCTACAACAAGATAAACGAGTCACAAAGTGGGAATTAGGTCATTTAGAGGAGGCGGTTCTTCAACAGATATTACGTCTGATCTAAGCAATGTTCCAGATGTAGGTCGTATTTTATATGCTGCTGTTGTTGTTAACTTTATTTCAAACCCTGTTGTGGATCTTGAAAAAGCACCATTAAAAGATAGTACTTTTTCTACATATGCTGAGTCTCTACGATCAGGTTATGACAAGGTAAGCAATACAGAGTTGATTGGAAGAATGCCAAGAAATTCTGTAATAGGAAGGGTGATTTCTGACAGAGATGGGTGGGGAGGTAAGTCTGAGATATTTTATCCATTCTTTCCGCATATCTCATTTCCTGTTAAACCAGGTGAGCAGATATGGGTAATATATGATACCCTAAGCAGGGGAAAGTCTAGAAAAGGTTTCTGGCTTACTAGAATTGCTTCTGACAACTACGTAGATGATTTAAACTATACTCAAAAAAATAGAGAGTCACTTTATCTAGACGCTGTTACAAGTACTGATAGTGCACTAGCAAATCAAGAGGAATCATTTTCATTTACAGAAGAAGAGGCATTTGTATTTCCAAGCGGCGGCGGATTAACAATAAGCAGCAATGATATGTCAGGTGCGGATGCATACGGTGATATAGTTGCATATTCTAATACGTATGCTGACCAATTTGTTGGTGAGCCTGTTCCAAGATTTAGCAAGAGAGTAGGAGACCTTGTTCTTCAAGGGTCCAACAATACATCAATTGTTCTTGGAATGGATAGAGTAGGTGAAGCAGATACGCCACCAGGAACAGAAGAAACCATAGATGAGTCTATGGAAGGTGTAACTGGATTTGGCACAATAGACATAGTTGCAGGTAGAGGTCAAGATGCAGCAACAGCTGCTGTAGATAACTCAGACCTTGGTGCTGTCACTAACACCAGGGAGTGGGATGAAATTAATAAGTTCCCATCTGTAACAGACGAGGAGTCAAATCCAGCAGAGGGAGATCCTGATTTTGAGAATGACTTATCTAGGATCTATGTTTCGATGCAGACAAACGGAGATGAGAATTTCGATTTAGAATTCACAAATTCAACTGCTAGCGTAGTTGACGAAGCTCCGTATGTTATTGCTAAGTCAACAGAGGTTCGCCTTGTTGCCAGGGACGGCGGCAGTGTTAGGATGGTAAAAGAGGGTGATGAACAGTGCGAGATCTGTCTAATGTCAGATGGAACCATATCTATTGAGGGTGGAACAATATATCTGGGAGAGCACAGCAGTGACAATACGACAGAGCCAGTTGTCTTAGGAGAGCTACTCGCTACTGCTTTTGAGGATTTTGCTGAGCAATGTACGGGAGTTATACCTGGGATTCTTGGAAACTTTGGTGCTCCCGTAGTAGACCCGGGCCTCGCTGCAGCGATTTCTACATTAGCAACTGACGTGCGCGCCGCCCTGAGTACTATGGTCTACACGAAGTGAGGAGTTAGGGCGTGGAGTGCGCAGATCTTGAAGGATATCAGTTAATTATTGATTTTGGCACTTTTATTATAGAAGCGTTTAAGATACCAGCACTAGTCATAAGTGGTGAGATAGATCTGCCTGATATAAATGTTATATTTGATACGCTTATAGCAATGGAATTCGACTGGCCTGCGTTTGAGTTGCCATCATTTGATATAACAGCAGATCTTGATCTAGACATAGATCCAGACATAGCACTAGAAGTTGCAATAGCATTCGGAGACCTTATCCTTGCACTATTTATTGAACTTCCCCTTTCATTAGTTTTACTATTGATTGAGTTTGACTGGCCAGAGTCTCTGTTAGATTTTATAATTGAATTTTTAGTTCCAGTTATGGAGTACGATGCAGCAATTATTCTTGCCGGTTGTGTTCTTGAGTTAATTGAGGCTGCGATCCCTGGATGATAATATTTCCACAGTTTGCATATCATATATTGAATAGTTTGGGAGCGTGTCTAAATGGGGAGCTACTTAGCTAGACTTAAGAGACCTTATAGCCTATAATATTCTCTTTCGCTGAATATTTAAGATAAAGAGAGAGAAACTGTGGGAAATTCAAGAAATTCATTTAAGTTTAAAAGTTCTGGTATTCATATGGAGGATGCCAATCTTCAAACAGATATTGACTTTACACCTGTTGGAATTGTTACACCTGTAGAGCTGGGCGGAAATGATAGGTCTGGCTTGTTTAGAATGAATATGAATCCCGCCGATCAAATTGCTGATAACCTAAGGAATCTTATTCTTACAAATGCTGGTGAGAGATTGGGAAACTATGCATATGGGGCAAATTTAATGCCTCTTATGACAGAATATTCATCCCAGGAAAGTTTTGATGCTCAGGCTATGATAAGAATAAAGTCTGCTGTAGAGATTTTTATTCCACAAATTGACTTAGATGAGTTTTCTTCATCTGTTGTTCCATTAAGTGATGCAATGACTCGGATAGACATGACTGTAAGGTACAATATCCCGTCACTTAGGGTTCAAGGTAGAGCATTATCAGTTTCAATGTACGTTATATAGAAAGGTATTATTAAATGTCAAACAATAAAAAAGATACGCTAAAGCGAATACGAACTAATCAGAGATCTTATCTAAATAGAGATTTTTCGTCATTTAGAGCACAGCTTGTTGATTACGGCAGAACATTTTTCTCTGATCAGATTTCAGATTTTTCACAAAATGGACTTGCCGGAATGTTTACAGAGATGGTTGCGTATGTAGGGGATAATATGTCCTACTATTTAGATCATCAATTTACAGAACTTGATATTACACAGGCAGTAGAATCTAAAAATATTGAAAGACTTGTGAGATCTTCTGGTGTAAAAATTCAAGGTGCATCTCCTTCAATTGTAGATATTGATTTTTACTTAGAGATACCATCTACAATAGTAAGAAATGAATATGTTCCAGATATAACAAAAATGCCAAAGATTTTGGCTGGTACAATAGTTCAATCAAATAGTGGAGTTTCATTTACTTTATATGATGATATAGATTTTACACTTACAAATGCAAATGGAGGCTTAAAGGCTTCTTATTCTACAATGAAAACTGACAGCTCGGGAAACCCTACTTCATTTTCAATTAAGCAATCTGGAATGTGTACATCTTCTACAACAACAGTGGAAAAATTTAGTATTCCTGATAAGTTTAAACCCTTTAGAACAATTACACTATCCAATCCTAGTGTCTCAGAGGTTATATCTGTAGAAGATGCAGAGGGTAATTTATATTATGAAGTAGAATCTCTAACACAGGATACTGTTTTCAAAAAAGTTCTAAATACAGGCTATGATAAAGATGAAGTCGCAGAAAATTTAGAATTAATTTCTGCACCTAGAAGATTTATTACTGAATCATCTCAGATAACTAAGAAGACAAAAATTAGATTTGGTGGAGGAACTGCAGAGTCAACAGACGACGATATTATGCCTGATCCGTCTGATCTTTCTATTCCGCTTTACGGGAGAAGAGAGACATTTTCTACATTTACTATTGATCCCAATAAGCTTTTGAATACAACTACACTGGGAATAACTCCTAGAAATACAACAATTTCTGTTTATTATAGATCTGGTGGCGGAATTTCTCACAATGTTGCAGAAAATACGATTAGAAATGTTAAGACTTTATTGACAAAATTTTCATCTTCTGTCTCAAATGGTGTAGTATCGAGCGTAAGATCTTCTGTAGAAGTTAATAATAAAAACAGAGCAGCAGGAGGTGAAGCTGCACCTACTCTGGATGAACTAAGAACAATATCATTAAATTATAGAAATTCTCAAGGAAGAATTGTTACAAAGCAAGATATGATTGCAAGAATTTATACTATGCCAAGCTCTCTCGGGAGAGTATTTAGATGCGGAATAAGATCTAATCCATATAATCCGCAATCTAGTATGGTATCTATTATAAGTAGAGATTCAGATGGCAACTTAATATTGTCATCAGATGCTTTAAAGAATAATCTTTCAAAATATATCAATGAATATAGATTAATATCTGATGCTATAGATATAGTAGATGCAAGTGTTATAAATTTAAAAATAGCATATTCGATTTCAACAAGTGGAGATAGCAATCCCGAGACTGTCCTGCAAG